AGTGTTTTCCAGCGATTCGGGGATAAGTGCACGACCACCGGCAAATGCACCGGCGTCTACACCCGATCCTGCCGTCAACGCTTTCTGAAGGTTTTCCAGAACGTCAACGTTTCCGAAGTCGCCGTGACCCACAAAGTTCTGTGGATAAGTTTGAGAGAGTTCGACTGGATTCATAGTTAATTGGCCTCCTTACCCATGAGTGCGGCGACCTTCTGGTCGAGTGCATCACGCACTTTCCCCAGAAGTCCCTTGTTAATTCGACCCTCGATGTTGCCAGCCTCGTTTAGATCAATTTTTCCATCCCTGACCCATTCACGGCTCTTTGCAAGTACGACACGAGTATCGACCTCTGTGTTCTCATCGAAACGGGCTTTCTGCAATTGCCTCAATGATCCTGACGCGACTGGTTGCTCTCCGATCTGCTTTACCATATCCCGTGTAGATTTTTGAAGTTCTGCGGTCGCAAGGGTGGCACTGCCTATGCTCTTAACGAGCTTTTCGACTTTACCGACCCGAGCCGAAACAGCTTTCTCAAGCTGCTCAATACCCTCATCGATGGCTTTGGCGAGTTGAAGTAAGAAAGGCTCCACATCCATAGCCGCAGCCGCTTGAGGTTCCTCTTTTAGAGTCTCCTCGATGGACTTACGATAGGACTTTTCGTCCTCATTCTCTTCCTCCTCTTCTTCCTCGTCCTCTTCCGGCTTGGCATCCTCATTCTTTTTCTTATCGAACTGAGGTGGTACTTTACCGGCCTTGTCTAAGTTCTCCTTTTTGTCATCCCCTTCACCGGGCTCCGTTTCCTGGCCCAACGACTTACGGAGGTCATCAATAGCGTCGTTGAACCCTTTTTCGATGTCAAGGTTGTCTTTCAGAAGAACCTCTTCTTTGGTTCCCATAAAGAACCCTCCATCTATTGATCTTATCGTCCGGCCCCAACAACGTTGGGAACTTTCCGGGCGATATAATTCACAATTCGCGTAGCGGTATTCCCTTCGTACCCTCTATCATACACGAAATTGAGCATATCGTTATAACTCTCGATTTTACCATCACGGATCGCTTTTAATAGGTCACTGAACATGTCCCGAATATCTTTCATTGGAATTACGTCTACCGTATTTCCCTGGAGACTTTCGGGGGTAAGCGCTCGCCCGCTTGTAAAGGCTGCGGCATCCACACCACTACCGGCAGTCAATGCTTTAGCAAAGGCAGCAAACGGAACAACCTGAACCATACCAAGTGTCCCGTCATTAACAGGTTTATGAGTTAATGCTGTTTCATCCCAGACCACTTGTTTAATCAGGGTCTCAGCTTTTTGGAGGATTCCACCACCGATGCTTGCACCTAACCGACGTGCACCACTCTTGATGTTTTTCCATACTTTCTGTGCGATGTCATTGGCTTTATAGAGAAATCCTTTTACAAGAGTTTCATTACTTTTTGTGAAACGAACTTCCAGGGGTTCACCGATAATAAAACCCGGGTCGTGGGTAACTTTGTGCTTGTGGTCCCAGGAGAGTACTCCATGGGTCATAAAATATTCAGCCGCTTTCTTCAGAGCATTAACATCAACTGTCTCTCCGTCTTGATCTTTTAACTCATTGGAAGCCTGAAGATAGACAATCCATTGACCATTCTCTTCAACTCCTTTAATTAAAACATTACTGAGCGGCGCATAAAATGGATTAGTCATTCGCTCCAAAATAGGATTCATCGTTCTTGTTTCGTTCATCTTAGTATCCTAATAAAAAAGGCCCACTATCCCTAACTGGTTCTCACAAGGATAGTGGGCCTCTCTGGACCTCTCTTTAAAATAGTTTAACATGGAAACTATTAATAGACAAGCAATATCTTTCCACATCGTCTACATTTTGTCTCTACCATAGCTTTTTCAAGATGGAGTCCTTTAAATAATAATGCGTTGCATTCCCCGCATCGAAATTTCTGAAGATCACCATGGGAAACCACCAATCGAAATCGTTTGTGACCCATAGATTTTGCCGTCGCGACTCGGTGAGCCGATGTAGCCCATTTTGGATGTTTCTTCTTCCAAGTCGCTACAGTCTGTTTCTTCTTCTTTCGCTCCGCACTAAATTTGGACTTATATTCCCCGGTCCTCGCCATCCGCTTATAGATACCGACTACATACGGCCAATCTTCCGCGTGACCCTCTTCTTCGGCTCGTTCTTTGGCTTCTTTCCACTTCCCCTCATCAAAGGGCTCGCCATAGACGGTTTTCCATTTGGGAGGCATTTATTCTCTCCTTAGAATAACGACGGGAAAGCGGTCTTAAAATCTTCCAGATCGGGGGGTGCCAAAAGGTGTTTTGCCAGATAGATGATTGCAGCCCGATTCACCATAACCACACTCGGACCGGCAACCGTCGGAATACCTTTGCCCGCTTCCATGACTTTGTCTTTCTCCCCCCGTTTGGATTCCTTCTCAGGCGCTTCTCGAATTTGATCTTCCTTCCCCTCACCTTTTGCATCGTCCTCGGCTACTACTGCATCAACATTCTTCTCTTCATCTCTGTTCTTTGACATCTTAAAATCCTCCTAAAATTAATATACCATGAATGTGTCAACGACACAAAGCTAATTCCATGGCGTAGGTTTTAATGTAGATTCATAATCATCAGGTATTCGCCGCCGTTTCGCGCCTTCCGCTTTCGCCTGATTGATCGCTTCCCTGAATTTCTCTTCCCATTTTTCGAACCCGGGAACATATTTTACCCAGGTACAATGACAATGCGGATGTTGGGTACCGGCTGCGATCCACCAATTATTCCGGGCTCGTCCGTAATTACTCTTGCCCGGCCAGATCGCCGTATAGCTCTCACCGTCCACAGTTATAGTATCTCCACCATTTTCCGGTGGAGCCTCCAGGAGAACGACTATTGTACCATCAACCTCTTTTCGACACCATGGACAAGCCTCCGAACTCGCGATCCCTTTCATGAAGATATAGTCTTCATCGGGCCGTTTGCGTTCCAACTCAGCAGTTAATTGTCCGTTGTTCTGAGCGTTCCCGATTTCAGTCTCAGCGATCCTCCGCCAGTCTCGGTTCATAGCTCCAAACTTATCGTATAAATCCTCAGTAAGTTTCTGAGTTGTTTGTCGCTGCTTGATCGAGTTCTGAATCGTGTCATGGATATTCTTATATTGTCGCTGCGACAACTCGACAATCATTGCCCCAGCCTCTTGCTGAGCAAAGTCTACGGTATTCTCCCATTCAGGACCGGTCAACTTCTTCATTGTAGCATCGACCCGACTCTTGAGGGACTTATACGAAGCCCCGACAGCTTGTTCCAATGGGAGACCCTTGATCACCTTTCCCAGAGATAAAGCATGTAAAGCAATCCGTTCTTCTTCAACCGCATAGATATAGTCAAATGCCTTGAGTACATCCTTCTTAATAACCGTCCACTGTGCATTGGTTAGTGGCTTACCAGTCTTAGGATTTAAGAAGATTCGTCCATTCAAGACAAATGTCGCTGTACCCTGGGCCTTCTCAGCAGTGCCGATCCACATAAGCCGGATGGCGTCCCAGAGTTTCAATAAGCCTTCCTCTACCCGGTCTTTACTGATTCGTTCCAAGTCCCGCACCGATCTAAAAGGGGAGATTTCCTTCTGCTGCCGTGCAGAATCATACCCCAGAGCCTTTGTTAAGGCATCTATTCCGGCTTCGAACTTAGCTCCTGGATTCCGGTCAGTATTACGTAATTCTATCAGAACCACTTTTTCTTTGGGACTGAGACAAAGTTCACACATTAAATCGACCTCTTCCAGCACGATATGTACACCAGGCCCTCCATAGTTGTGTATCAATAGGGATCGTTTTCTTCACTTCTTTAACCGCATCGTATGGATCAGCATTCATAAATGTAACGAGAGCATTGCTTGGTATTATACGTCCATGTTTTTTACACCATATCTTAAACTTATCACCTTCACCGAGAATAGTCCCATCGTGTAGTTTCTTTGCACTTTCAATCAACGCATCAATTTCTTTTTCAGTCTTTCCATAGATACCGTTTTTCTCAATAAACCCGAGTATTGCTGAAGATACCTTTTTGTTTTTCTTCTCCTTTATCTC